AGAAATAATGGCTAGAGAACTAAACGAAAGACAGCAGAAGTTTCTTGAAGTCCTCTTTGAGGACGCTGGCGGTGACGTAGTTGCCGCTAAGAAACTGGCAGGGTATTCAGAGTCCACTGCTACAACTGCAATTGTAAAAGGTCTCAAGGAAGAGATATTGGAAGCAACGCAGATGTACATGGCACGTAATGCACCTAAAGCTGCTATGGCTGTTACAGGCGCACTGTATGACCCAACTGAACTTGGTATTCGTGATAAGATGGCAGCAGCTAAAGAACTGCTTGACCGTACAGGTTTGATTAAGACAGAGAAGGTTCAGGTAGAGGCAGCAGGTGGTGTGATGCTTATGCCAGCGAAAGCAGCAGTAACGGAAGACGATGACTAGAACAGCAGGGCAGTGGAAACTGCCACAGCCGACAGATATCAAAGAAGAAAACGAATGGGTACAGATACCACGTATTGCACGTACTGTACCATTTGGTTACAAGCAAAACGAAGAAGACCCCGACATTCTTGACCCCATTCCAACTGAGTTGGATTTGCTTGAGAAGGCCAGAGCGTATATAAATCAGTATAGCTATCGTGAGGTATCTAACTGGCTTAGTACAAATAGTGGCAGATACATCTCACATGTAGGATTAAGGAAGCGGTTACAACATGAGCGACAGCGTAAGAACCAAGCTAAAAGCCTCCGCAAGTGGGCAGAGTATGCGGAAAAGGCAATCGCCAAAGCGCAAAGCCTCGAAGAAGAAAGAACAGGTTCAAAAGCCGCAGGTTGAGATAAAGGAAACTGTATCTGAAGCCGTTGAGTTTGAAAGTATTGAAGAGACAGCTAACGTACTCTTTAAACCTAACCCCGGCCCACAGACAGACTTCCTTGCCGCATCTGAACGTGAAGTTTTGTATGGTGGTAGTGCAGGGGGTGGTAAGTCATACGCCATGCTTGCTGACCCACTACGTTACATGGGGCATCCACAGTTTAGTGGTTTGCTTTTACGTCACACTACGGAAGAGTTACGTGAACTTATATTTAAGTCACAGGAACTATATCCAAAAATCTGGCCCGGTATTAAGTGGTCAGAAAGAAAGATGCAGTGGACTGCGCCATCTGGTGCGAGGTTGTGGATGTCATACCTTGACAGAGATGAAGATGTCCTGCGTTATCAGGGTCTAGCTTTTAGCTGGATAGGCTTTGACGAACTGACTCAGTGGCAATCGCCATATGCATGGAATTACATGCGAAGTCGTCTACGGTCCACTGCCTCTGACCTGCCCATCTTTATGAGGGCTACAACAAACCCCGGTGGTAGAGGGCATCATTGGGTTAAGAAAATGTTTATTGACCCAGCCCCATATAATCAGGCATACGATGCAACAGATAGTGAAACAGGAGAAGTACTCCGATACCCAGCAGGACATAGCAAGGCTGGAAAGGCTTTATTCAAACGCAGGTTCATACCAGCAAGATTGTCTGACAATCCTTACCTTGCAGAAGCAGGAGATTACGAAGCCATGCTTCTCTCGCTTCCAGAGCAACAGAGAAGACAGCTTCTTGAAGGTGATTGGGATATTAAAGAAGGAGCAGCTTTTACTGAGTTTGACCGCAATGTTCATGTTATTGAGCCTTTTCACATTCCTCATAATTGGGTTAAGTTTAGGGCTTGCGATTACGGCTATGGTTCTTACAGCGGTGTGGTTTGGTTTGCTGTGTCGCCTTCAGAGCAACTTATTGTATATAGAGAACTCTATGTCTCAAAGGTACTCGCTACTGACTTAGCAGACATGATACTGGAAATGGAAGCTGAAGATGGAAATATTAAATATGGTGTCTTGGATAGTAGTCTTTGGCATAAGCGTGGTGATACTGGACCGTCTCTTGCGGAACAGATGATACAGAGAGGGTGTCGTTGGAGACCTTCAGACAGAAGCCGTGGTAGTCGTGTAGCTGGTAAGAACGAGATACACAGACGTTTACAAGTAGATGAATTTACGGAAGAGCCTAGACTTGTTTTCTTTAATAGTTGCACGAACATTGTCGCACAATTACCGTCCATCCCGTTGGACAAGAAAAACCCTGAAGACATTGATACAAAAAGTGAAGACCACTTGTACGATGCGATGAGGTATGGTATAATGTCACGACCACGTTTTAGTGTTTTTGATTATGACCCTATGGGTAGGCCCGGTGGCGGTATGCAAGTAGCAGACTCAACCTTTGGATACTAAGGAAGAAAAGTATGGATGAAGATGACATCATGATTGAAGATGACGCAATTGCGCTAGAGGACACAGATGATTCAGTGACCTTTGATGCAGATGTGTCAAACATTATACCATTTGTCATTGACAGATACAAACGTGCAGAAGACTATCGCTATCAAGATGAAGAGCGTTGGTTAAGAGCATATCGTAACTATCGGGGTTTGTACGGACCAGACGTACAGTTTACAGAAGCGGAGAAATCACGTGTCTTTATTAAAGTCACTAAGACAAAAACTCTTGCAGCATACGGGCAAATTGTTGATGTTCTGTTTGCCAATAACAAGTTCCCTCTATCTATTGAGCCAACGACTTTGCCGGAAGGTGTCGTGGCAGATGTTCATTTTGACCCAAAAGAGCCTGAGCAACTACAAGCAGAAACTTCTCTTTCTAGCCCATATGGTTTTAGAGGTGATGGAAAAGATTTGCCTCCGGGTGCGACTGCTAAGACGTTATCTGAAAAACTTGGACCACTAGAAGATAAACTTGAAGGTGTAACAGATAAACTAAAAGAAGGTCCGGGCAAAACTCCTACTGCTATTGAATTTAGTCCAGCAATGATTGCTGCTAAGAAGATGCAGAAAAAGATACATGACCAGCTTGAAGAGTCAGGTGCTAACAAGAACCTACGTAGCAGTGCGTTTGAGATGGCATTGTTTGGTACAGGTATTATGAAAGGTCCGTTTGCCAAGGACAAAGAATATCCTAATTGGGATGACGAGGGTAACTACGACCCACTGTTCAAAACTGTACCGCAAGTAGAACATGTGTCTGTGTGGAACTTCTATCCAGACCCAGACTCTAATAACATGGATGAAGCGCAGTATGCAATTGAGCGTCATAAGATGTCTCGTTCACAAATGCGTATGCTAAAGAAGCGTCCGTACTTCCGTGGTCAGGTTATTGACGAGTGCATCCAGATGGGTGAGAACTACAATAAGAAGTATTGGGAAGATGACCTGTCTGACTATGCACCAGAGCATGGCATTGACCGTTTTGAAGTACTTGAGTATTGGGGTATGGTTGACACAGAGATGCTTGAAGAGCAGGGTGTAGAAATACCAGACGAACTAAAAGACTTTGACGAGTTACAGGCAAACGTGTGGATTTGTAACAATAAACTTATACGCATGGTGCTTAATCCATTTAAGCCAGCTAAAATTCCATACAGTGCTGCACCATTTGAAATGAACCCATACTCATTCTTTGGTGTAGGTATCGCAGAGAACATGGATGATACACAAACATTGATGAATGGCTTTATGCGTATGGCTGTGGACAACGCTGTGCTATCTGGCAATCTTCTCATAGAGGTAGATGAAACAAATCTAGTACCCGGTCAGGACATGTCTATCTATCCGGGCAAGGTGTTTCGCAGACAGTCTGGCGCACCGGGTCAGGCAATCTTTGGAACAAAGTTTCCTAATGTAGCTTCTGAAAACTTAATGCTGTTTGACAAAGCCCGTCAACTTGCAGATGAGTCAACAGGACTGCCTAGCTTTGCTCATGGGCAAACAGGTGTGTCAGGTGTAGGCAGAACAGCATCAGGCATATCTATGCTTATGAACGCTGCTAGTGGTAACATTAAGACTGTAATCAAGAACGTAGATGATTATCTGTTACGTCCTCTTGGGGAAGGTTTCTTCCGCTTTAATATGCAGTTTGACTTTGACACAGAAATCAAAGGTGACTTAGAAGTTAAGGCACGTGGCACAGAAAGTCTAATGGCTAATGAAGTACGTAGCCAAAGACTGATGCAGTTCTTGCAGATTGCAAGTAATCCAGCACTAGCACCTTTTGCTAAGTTTCAATATGTAATCAGTGAGATTGCAAAGTCAATGGACCTTGACCCCGATAAAGTAACCAACAACATGAGTGAAGCAGCATTACAGGCAGAACTGATGAAACAGTTCCAAGCACCTGCTCAACCTGAAGGTGGGATGCCGCCACCACCGGGTGCAGATGCGGGTGACCCAACAGGTGCTGGTGGTGGAACAATAGGCACTGGTCAAGTACCAGTTCCGGGTGAACAAGGATTTAGTAGTAATGGTGGACAAACAGCAGGTACTCAGCAAACTCAAGCCGATGGTGGGCAACAGCCGCCAGTGGGAAGCATTCAGTAGCTACGTAGATATGGCTATTGAGCAGCATCAAAAGGTGCTGGAACAATCTGATGATACAATTATGATGCATCGTCAGCAGGGTGCTATCGCAGCTTT